CTTCTTGCGCTTTTAAAAATAGTTTTAAATTTTCTTTGATCTCTGCAAAGTCTAATTCTGTGACTCTAAGTCTTTTTTTATTTACAGTTGTTGCCATCTATCTTAATCTTTCTAACATTACATCCAACTCAACTAATTCAGTTGGTGCGTTTACTACATAAAATCCCACAGTGACATCATAAGCATTGTTATCGTAATTAGGATAACACTTTACAGAGTTTAATCTAACTCTTGGTTCGAAGTTATTAATGACATCTTCAATCTTTCTAGCAATAACAATCGCTGTGATTTGTGTCATATTTTCAAATAACATTTCTCTAACTCCAGCATAAATCTGAGGTTGAAAAGGTTTTTCAAATTGATTAAGTAAAACAAGATTACGAACTGATCTCTTAACTGCTTGAATATCAGTCACTTTATTGACATCAAATCCGATTGCGTTCTTCCCAAAGAACAAATCTAGATCACTATATTGTCTAGTTGATCTATTAGATTCATTTTGTTGTTGTGCGTCTGTGCCTATTTTGCCACCGACTGTACTTGCATGTGCCATTGAAAACTCCTACTATCATTTATTTATACGGATAGTAGGATATATTTTACTAATTAGGTGTAGATGTTTCACTTCCAGCAACTCCAGCTGGGTCAGTATGTGTGTGACCTGTGAGTTTAATATCTGTGCCAGATGAATTTTTTGCAGTGACTTCAGAACCAGTACCTTTGAATGTTTTAGTTGCGACACCATCTACTGTTTCTGTTGATGTTCCTTTGATGTTTTCGATCTTGTTGCCATCGACTTGTATGTTCCAATCTCCTTTGACATATGTATTGCAATTGGAATCAACAGTAAGATTAACATCGCCTTTGACATTAACATAATTGGCACCAGCAATAATCTCATAATTATCTTTAACAATCCTAGTGGTTCTATTTCCGTCTTTATCGATTTCGTAGAATGTTCCAGCCTTATGGTATTCATGTATTCTTTCCTCACCCTCTGTGTCATCGTATTCTTTGACATGACCTGTCTCTGTTTTAAATACTCTGTTGTAAGGATAGGTCGTCTTATAGGCACTATCGGGTTCACTCCAAGTTGTCGTTGAATTTGCAATATTAACATCCTTTGTCAGATCAGTTGTTTTATCAATTGTGTTTGTACCACGAGCAAGTTTATCAATATCAGGTTCGCCTGCAACTTTAGGATAAACACTTACACCTATTTCTGGTGCAGGTCTTGAGTTAGGGTCATTGAATCCTTTTGCAGTTTCTCCTAACGATGAGGGTTTGCCTGGTAGTGTTCCAAGTATTACAGGCTGTTGTTTGGTCTTGGCATCTAAGAAAAATCCAAGTACCCATGTTCCTTCAGCTAAAAAAGGATTAGAACCTAGACCAGAATTGGCCGAGGCTGTAGTTGGCAACATGGTAGTTGCCCAAGGTAAATCCTCAGTTGGTAGATCATTCTTGTTGTCTGTATGAAACGATACACATCTAACTTGTACTCTTCCCATTTGTGATGGGTCGTTTCTATTCTCTACAACACCAATGAACCATATAAATCCGTCTAGTCCCATGTGATAATTCATAATATTATTTATACCACTCCTTTAATTCTGGCACGTAATCAAACAAATTAAATCCTCTGTGCTCATTCATCTTTTCTGTTTCTTCTAAAGAGTATTGTTTCATATCTCTTTCTGTTGATTTCCATGTTATAGGAACAATGTTAATTCTTTGTTTTAATTCTTCTAATCTTTTATTAAACATATCTTCAGGTAAACATAATGCTGAACAATATGAGGGACCCTCTACCCAGTTATCAAATGTAATGTTATGAATGTAAGGTTTGTTTTCAAAGTATTCTTGTATTGGTTCTAAACTATAAAAGTTATATAAACTAATCGTTGTTCCTATTTGAATTGTGTTTCCTGTTTCATTATAAAAGTTTTCCATATTACTAACTGTCTTTTCAAAGTTGCCTCCTCGTATCCAATCATAGACTTTACCTACACCATCGACACTTGCAAATAGTTTTATGTTTGGAAGTTGTTTCAGTATTAACATTGTCTCAGGTGTTATACTTTGCATGTTAGTGACAATCTCAATATTACATTTAGGATTTACTTCAATTAGTTTTTTAAGTATTCTAAGGTTTCGTATATCAGCAAAAGGTTCTCCACCTTTTAGATTTACATAATCTAATCCATATAAAATTTTTTCTATTTTTTCAATAGACTCTTGATCGAGTTTTGAAAGAGGACGAACAGGTCGACCAAATTTTTTATCTAACTCTATCCATGCATGACTACAATTACTACTACACATCGCACACGTTTGATTACAAATATTAGATAAGGTATATTCTAAATATCTTATAGGAACATTCATTCCTACTTGTCTTGCTTTCTTATCTAACTCTTCTCTAGGAAATTTATAATAGTCTTCTATTCTATTTCGAAAAGTAGTAAACCCTTCTTTGTTTTTTTTATAACATGTGTTGCAAGGATTTAAAGTTTTGATATTTCCATTTGCCAATTCGTCTCTATAATAATCCATGACACTTGAATTAAAAAAATCTTCTAAACTATTTACTTTACTAATGTGTCCTGTTGTGTGAGGATATGCATGACAACATAAAGTTAGATTACCTGCGGCCTCTATAACAAGTGAGGTGCTAGGAACTTTACAACCTTGTATCATAGTCCACTACCAAGTTGCCAGAGATCATAATTCTTTCACCCTCGACAGGTTTAACTTCATGTTGTATCTGACCAGGAAACAAAACTAGATCGCCAACTTTAGGATTGTATTCATAATTAGCTGTAGGAAAAATAATCGGTGCTGGTTTTTCTGGTACCTTTAAATAATAAGCAAACGCAAAAATGCATGGCCAATGTGAATGTCGTTTAGTCCAATCGTTGTGTCTGTAATATACTCCCCAACAATCTAATGTTCTAAATTCTACTCTTGCCATTTTTTGAGATAGACCTTTTGCAATCTCACAAGCACGATCACTAATCCATTTGAAAGTTTCGTGTTTCTCATGCATCTTCCAATCTGTCATAGGTGCATTTACATTTGAAGTATGAATGGTGCCTACGTTTTCCATTGTGGTTAATTCAAGATCGATTTGATAATTTACTCTTTGACCAGAGTGTCGTGTGATGTGGTATTGTTTTGCTTCGGTAAGTAGATTGCGAATTGCGAAAGGATAACTTTCAACGCATTCAATAAAATCTTTTGTTGTAATAAAGTCCGACAATTTCATAATAAAAAATTTTTACTATTAAGCAATAGCTGTCAAGTAAGCATCTACATAAGTTTTCCAAGTCGCTGATGATATACCAGATACTCCTAGAAATGTACAAAGACCAGCATACTCAGTATCGTCTTTGTTTAGAATTTTATCAATACATAGTTTGTAATCATTAGCAGTTGACGGGTAAGTAATCGCAAGTATATTTCTTGCGTATGCTTTTTTTCTTTCATCCCAATCAACACCTGCACCATTGTCCATTGCTTCGTATCTTGCCATTGTTCTTAGGAAGTGTGAATTTGAATCTGAAGTGTCATCCCAACTTACATGAATTACTTTATCGCCTGCACCTATAACTTTATCGTAAGATGTAGTGACAACTGAATCTGTTTCAGTTTTTAACCAAGCACTTCCGTATAGTTGAGTATTATAATTTGTTGTTCTATATGTTCGATAAACAATTTTATCTACTGTGTGTGACCATGATGCATTACATTTTGTAATACGAGCATCTACTGCTGATTTTAAAGCGGCAGCATTTGCGAGACCATCAAGAGCAAACTTATCAGTACATGACCATGCTCTTCCACTATCTGTATTATCTAGATCATCATCTGCGGCCATTGATGCCACATGACTTCCTACAATTAAATCGTAGTCTTTAGAATTTTCTTCTGTCTTAGTTTGTACAGGCGTTGTCGCCTTGATAGATGAAAATAGAGTTTGATATATTAAATATTCTGCGAACCCTAGATACTCTTGAGTTTGACCTGATACACAATACGATGCCATGACTTGTTAATCCTTGTAAATTTACTTTGTTATATACTTATTTATAACGAAAATTATTCTTGTATTCTCTTTTGAACTTCTATTTTTCCGTTAGAAAGAGTAATTAATGTATGAGAATATTCTCTCTCGACATATGTTTCATATGAAATTGAGTCATAACATACCTTTTTGACAGTGACATTTCCTGTTAACAATCCTGTAAACGCCCCTAGTATGGCATGTTCACTATCAATCATACTACCTGCGATTGCTAGGATAATTGCTTTTCCGACTTGATCTGAATGATCAGGTACATCTTTACAAGTATATGTCTTTCCTGTTTCTATTTTCTTTTCAACATTGACATATATTTTTTCCGAATGTATTACTTTCCAATTCCCTTTTTTAGTTATCCACTCTTCAGACCTTACAGGTTCCGTTAATAACATAAACGCAAAACAACATGCGATTAATATCCATGTATCTTTTTTAAATATAAACATTATGATATATCCGTCCTTACTATATGTTTTCTTAATTCCTTAACAAAAAACTCTATCTTATCAATATACTCAATTAAACTTTTGTCTGTAATATATTTAGATTTCTCTTTAAGTTTGTCATAGTCCTTTAATGAAATAGATACCATCGGTGTAGTATCTCTTGTACTTTCATTTTCAAATGACTTATCTATATCTCTATCATCTACTGAGCTCATATCATTTCCCTCTCATTGTTTTCTTTGATTTTAGTCCATTCCGCTTTTGCGATGTCACTTCCGAAGTTTCCGTACTTCTTATGGACCTTTCTTATGATGTCTAACTTAGTAGGCAAATCCCACAGTTTAGTTTTGTTAGATACATTCTTAGTAATCAAATCATTCATATAAGTTTTTACTTCTACGACAAAATTATCTGACATATATTCCTCTCTTCATTGGTAGTTGATTGATCTCTTGCATTACATCGAACAAAGTTTTCTTTGCGTTTGCATCCGAATATAATACTTGTTTCGCAGTATCGATTCGTGATTGTAATCTTTTTAATCTTACTGCGTACTTTTTCATTGTATAGTTTTTTATCATATACAAATATACTATCAGAAATCGCCCACCTTGTCAATAGAAAAAAACGCTAGGATTCACAACACTTTTTCGCTCGCTGACCTAGAACATATGTAGAACAAAACGAGAACGACTTATTGTGTAGAGTATAATACGAGTGGCGATCTCGGTAGGATTCGAACCTACGACCTATAGTTTAGAAGACTATTGCTCTATCCAACTGAGCTACGAGATCATACACCCACACGTTGTATTGTCAATATAACACATTCGCATTACCGAGTCAAGTAAAAAAATATATCCCAAAATTTTGAGAGACCACCTGTGTAGGATAGTTGCTCAGTTTTAGGGGGGCAGTGTCTTTGCGTTCTCTCAGATGAATAACCCTCTGCGACATATACAAAGGTCTACTGTACTTTATAGATTACCAGCACCACCTTTGATATAAGGCGCCCGTACAACTATTGCGTATGATGAATGATCTCTATGGCAGTGTCTGAAACTTCCACCCCACACTCTAATGAGAGAACTTTCGGTGAGAAACCTATGTGGGCCACAACATCCTTAATTCAGAATGCCATAGAGAATGCAAAGAAAGGAATCACTCTAAGCAATCGCTGATGCTTTCCTTAGTTTGCTTTTCTATCCTATCAGATAACTCAGCCTTTGTCAAGGCCTTTTTCTTTTCTTTTTTCTCTTCCTCTCTGCGTATTTCTGCGAGACGTTTGTAATAAGACGGATGATGCCACATAATGATGTATTTAGATACAGCTATTCTTTTGACCCTCAGAGTCATTATACAGGTATATACAAAACTTGTCAAGGGTTAATTTGGTTATATACTCATTTTTTTTAGACTGTATCAGGGGTAGAATGACTGCAGGCCGCTTGCTTGTTGCGATGCTCGGCGATGCTGATTGGCTTGAATGTTATTTGATGTGTTGCATATGCAGCTAGATGGAGCATACGCTGTGTGTACGCTGTGAATGCTCTATGGGGTAATCTCAGTGTGTCTCAGAAAATTGCCGAGTGGCCGCAGACTTTAAACACAACGACTCAATGTTTTATTGTACCTTTTCCGTAGATTGTCGCATATCTCGTATTATAGTATGAGGGTCTTTACTACACAATGCAACTGTACAGAATGAGAGTATGAGTATGACAATGATTATCCTGTCCATAGTGATTGTTCTCCATTGTTCCGCTTAGTCCCCTGTATCTACATAAGGAATACCATCCTCTATGTTAGTACAATCACATTTCTCACATATACAAGGGCCTCCTGTATCGAGTTCGTTAGAAGGTGTATGTAAGGGCATATTACAATGACATTCACAATTACAGAGTTTACATGTATTCATCATGTATCTACTCTCTCTGAGGGACTACAATTAAACTTCACAAACATACGAAATTCATTGACCTCTTCTGGGCCTATGAGTGCTAGTTTGTTATATGCTTGTATATTGCCTTCTTGCAGACATTCGTAATAACTGTCAAATTCTACTGGCCAATCATATCCTGGCAAGCATTCTCCAGCTATTCCACTGCATAGTATTAATGTTAATAGTATTTTCATTGCGTTGTTCTCCTTACACAATGCTATTTATATTTACTGTATGAGTTTAGTTATGATGTCTCTTGACGCTGTTGCTATTTGTCTATGTTCCTTTTGCGTATCTGCGTTGCATCTTGTATCAAAGTAATGAAGCCAAGACCTTAGTGTTCCGTTCATGTATAGTCTAGACATTGTTAAACCTTCAGGCAATACTGATCTTGCTTGTTCTTTTGCAATGTTATTCTCTATTGCCCATTCGTATGCTTTTTGTGCTGCGTTGATTACTGATCGTTGTCTTTGTCCCCATTCTGTAATGAGGTTTAAATAGCCCGAGTTCTCAGCGAGCGAAGGGTCGGTTTCTATCTCTATACTGTTTTGTCGATTGGTTTTATCCTGTAGGCGGGTCTCTCTTGTTGTGAACATAGTATCCAAGTCTTTAGGATTAGCGTATCTTTGTGAAAACTCTTGAAATGTAAATGATCGATGTCGTAGTATTTGTCTTGCGATGTCTCTTGTTGTGTTGATCTCTAAACAGATATTGACCATTTCAAAGGGTGACCAGTGTTTATGTTCCTTGAGATAGTTTAACAGTTTATGCGCTGTGGATTTGTTATTTTGATTAGAGGGATTTGATACTCTGGCGCAATGTGCGACAATCTCCGATAGTGTATCCTCTTGTCCGTTTGTTGTATAGGATATTAGTTTTACATGACTCATAGTTTTACCTTTTCTAGTTTCTTTACATATGATTTCCAATTATTCAATGGTGTCATTCTCAGAAACGTTGTCAGTTTATTATACTCTTGTTCGTCATAATCTGCTAGTGCGTTTATCTCTATTACATGGTTCAATTCATGTTGAGGATATTCTTTATGTATATAACTCTTCTGGCAACTATATCGCAATTGTTCTTCCGATAATACATTCTTTTTAAATACGTTCATCATCTTTCTCTTGATATATGTCTCAAATAATTCGGATAAAGGATTGAGTTTAACAAACACTATACTCATGTTTGTTTGTCTTGCTATATCATAGTATTTCCAATCAGTATCAGCATCAAAATCTTCTGGGTTATGTGCTATTGTATGTGTCCATGGTCGAGGTTTGTACACTTGTCGCAAATTAGATTCTATCAGTTGAGACTTAAACTCCTCTAGTGTATTCCAACGATCTAAATCAATTCCTGTGTGATAA